AATCTCGATGGAAGTCAACGTCCTTAGCGCCCACAGCGCGCTGTGGGATTCGCTCGACGACACCGCAACAGCGACGCCGCCTACATCGAAGGCTTTCACGCTTACCTTCGGCGCTACTGGCACGACGCACACCGCTACGGGCAACTGCTTCGTGACCGACTACTCGGCGAAGGGCGGGCTGGATTCGGCGCTCACCGCGTCGTTCACCATGAAGATCACCGGCGCCGTGACCCTGGCCTAACCATGAGCGACCTGAAGACCAAGTTTCTCGGGCTCAAGGCAACGGTGCCCAGCGAGGTCGTGAATGTCCCCGGCGTCGGTGAGGTCGAAGTACGCGGCCTCACCGCCGCCGGGCGCGACGAGTGGGAGCAGCGGATCTACCAGAGCAAGGGCAAGACCGTGCGCAACGTGCGGGCCTCCCTTGTGGCGCTGTGCCTGTTTGACGACGGCAAGCCGCTGTTCGGCTCTGGAGACATCGAGCTGCTTGGCGAACTGCCGGCGCAGGTGATCGACGGGCTCTACGACGTGGCGGCTCGGCTGAGTGGCCTCGGGTCGCAGGACAAGGAAACGATCGAAAAAAACTCCGAGAGCGCCCGCTGAGGCAGTTTCTGTTTCGGCTGGCGCTGGCGCTCGGGAAGACCGTTTCTGAACTGGAGGAGACTTTGAGCGGCAGAGAACTGACTGAGTGGCAGGCGTTCGAGGCCATCGACGGCCCAATCGGCAACCAGCGCGCAGACCTGCGCTCTGGGATTGTCGCGGCCACGGTCGCTAACTGCCACCGATCCAGCAAGGCCGCGGCGTTCAAGCCGCAGGACTTCATGCCGTTCGTTGAGCGCCCAAAGCAGTCGCCCGAAGCGATGGCTGAAATGCTGGCCCAGGCGTTCGGCGTCAAGCCCAAATGGAAGGACGGTGCGTGATGGGTGTCATCGGATCATTGACCGCGCGCATGGTGCTGGAGACGGGCGAGTACATGTCGGCCGCCGACAAGGTGGTGCGCCGGACTGACATGATGGGCGGGCAGATCGGGCGCATCTTGCAGAAGGCAGGCAGCACCTACTCGAAGGCGATGATGAAGTCGATCGTCGGCGTGTTTGGCATCGGGATGGCCGACACGATGGTGCGGTCGATCAGCGAGAACCTGAAGACCAACGCCTTCGGGTCTGTCGGAATGAACATCGGCTACGCGCTGGCCAATGGCATCGCGGACGGCCTGAAGTCTGCTCCTGTCGCGGGCGCTCTCGGCGAGGCGCTGGCCTCGTTCACTGGTCCGGCGTTCGATCAATATGCCGACAAGCAGAAGTCCTCAGAGGCATCGAGGATTTCAAGCGGAGGCGGCATTGCCGGCTGGATGCAGGACATGTTCTACGGCGGCAACGCATCAGGACGCCAAGACGTTGCCATCGACAAGCAGAAGCAGCAGGCTTCAGCTGCTCAGATTGCCGCCGACATCACCAAGCAGTACGAACGGCAGGCCGCTCTCATCAGCGCATCTTCAGAAGACGAGCGTCTGGCTCTCGAACGACAGTACGAGCGCGAGGACGTAATCGCAAAGATCAGCGAAGCGATGGTCAAGGCCGGCTCAGACGGCAAGGCAATCGCTGAAGCCCAGCGAGCCGCAGCAGCCGCCCTAGACAAGGTGAACGCGGCACAGGATCAGGCCGCCGAGCAGGCTCGGATCATCAAGGAGCAGTGGGCCGAGTACGAGCAGATCATGGCCGACATTCAGGAAATGGACGAGGTCTCTCTGATGGTGCAGGACGATCTGAACGAGCGCGAAAAGGATCGCGTCGATTTCATGCGCGATCTTCAGAACGCCTACGACGCCTCGATCATGTCCGAACATGACCTGTTCCAGAAGCAGCTCGACAGCCTCGGCATCATGGGCGAGAAGGCCGCTAAGGCGTGGGAACTCCACGACGCGATGGAGGCCCAGAAGCAGACCGCCGACGCGACGCAGCGCCTGCAGAGCATGATGGGCTTCAGCAACGTCGAAAGCGTGAACACGGCCATCGGCGGCGTGAAGGTCTCTGGCATGTCCTCTTTCAGCCTGGAGCGAATGATGCCGACGCAGGAAGCAATTCGGCGCGCAGTTGAAGAAATGGCAAAGAACAGCAGAACCCCAGGAGCACCCTAATGCCCGCTAGCACTATCGTCATTTCGCAGCGCGCCGGCGGCACCTCGATCCAGTTCGACCGCGGCAAGTGGAGCGGATCGTCGTCCTATGTGATCACGGACAGCACCGGCGCGAAGCTGACCGCCGCGGGCATCCTTGCCGATTCGGCCGTGGTGGCGAAGCTCTTCCCTATTGAGTACGGCGGCAGCGGCGGCGCCATCACTGACCAGGGCTCATACTTCTCGGGGCTGGTGACTTCGCCGACCTTCGACCTCAAGATGGTGGACGACGGCGGATTCGTGTGGGAAGCGACGGTCAACTTCGCGAGCCAGACCGCTGACAACGGCACCGCAACGCAGGACAACAAGGTGGAGCGCGAAGTGGGATTCACCTCGATTGAATACTCGCTCGGAGGCGAGCCTGTAGATGTCTACCGGGTGAAACCCACAGCGCCAGCAAACATTTCTAACCCTGCTGACACCGACATCGGCGGGACGAAGGTAGACAACGGCGGCGAACCGATCAGCATCTTCAACAACGTCGCCCGCGTGACTGTTCGTAACGTGAAAGCAGGCAGGCCGACGCCGCCGCTGTCATTCATAAACAAGCGCAACAACAACTCGTACTCGATCGGGCCGTACTCATTCCCGGCCGACACCCTGCTCTTCACGGGCTGCAACATCACGCGAGTCGGACCGGCGACATACGAGATCGTTTATTCGTTTGTATATGACAGCCTTTGCCACCTGCGACAGATCGCAAAGAAGCGGGCCGACAATGGAGAGGTTTTGAAGGCTGGAAAGACAAGCACATGCGCAAGTCCTCCGGTGCTGGTAGCCGAAGGTGCAAACGAACCATCTCATGCGGTTTGCGTTTACTTTAGGCAGCCGTTTCAAGATGTCGCGGCATTTTCTGGTATTGGAATGACCGGGATTTAGTCATGCGAGTGAACGCAGCGTGGACAACATCGGTCGGGCCTTGGTCTCCCTCGATGATTCGCGTGATCTCTGACACCGTCAACGAGATCAACGAGCAACGAGAACCTGGTGCTGTTCAAAGAAAGGCTGCACCGACTGTCTTTCTCGCCCGCATCACTGGCTCGACCCCAGTCTCTGGCAAGACGGCCGTATACGGCGGAAGCAGTTCGGCTCGGCCAGTCGCATGGACCTACGACTGGGAAGAGGTGAGCCTAAACACGGGCGGCACCTACGAGACGACGAAGAGCTACCGCCGCACCAGCACGCTCGCAGGCACGCAGGGCAAGGCTTTCAACGGCTGCGAGGGCGTGCAGATGATCGGTGCGACCACCACGCTCGGGCCCGGAATCACGACTGCGAACATCCCGAACGGCTTCACCTTCAAGGAGATCGCCACGAACACGGTGGTGCTCATGTACGCGCTCTCGCGCGACAACGGTGAGCCGTGCTTCTTCTTCTCCGTCCCGAACGCCGTGACAGGAACATGCTCGTGAGCCCCCCCCCTATCGGCCCCAGGCACCAGACCCACCCGCAGCTCGCGACGGCTATCAGCGTGATGCAGCTCTTCGTGCTGGTGGTGGGCGTCGCCGGCGTGTTCATCACGCTGGGCCGCAAGGACGCGATCCTCGACAGGCAGGACCGCGACCTGACCGAGCTGCGCAGCATCGTGGGCGACCTTGTGAAGTCGCAGGTGCTTGGCGCTGCGAACGACCAGAAGCACGGAGAGGCGCTCCAGCAGGTCGCGAACCGTCTAGACCGTTTGGAGGGGCGGCGGTGATCAGGGCGCTGCTGTTCCTGCTTCTCGTCGCCCTGGCTGCCTGCAGCCCCAGCCGGCAGATCGCGGTGTCGGCGACCGACGCGCAGGCACGGGCGGGCACTATCGCCCGGCTCGCCACCCACATCGGCAGCGTGTCCACGCAGCCCGACGTTGTGGCCGACGCCGCGACCATAGTGATCGAGGCCCAGCGCATCGAGGCGGCCGCCGGAGCCATCCACGAGGCGCTGCCCGGCGTCGAAGATCAGACACCGTGGTGGGCCAACCTGCTCGGCTGGGGCTTCGCTGCGGTCATCGTGGTGGCCGCCGTGGTGCTGCTGTGGCAGACGGGCATCGGACAGGCGATACGGGCAGCCGTGGGGCTGATCCCGCGCGCCAAGCGCACCGAGGCCGCGCTGGCTGCCGCCACCCTCGACCCGTCCAAGACTGAGAACGTCCGCGAGTGGATCAGCGCCAAGCGCGCCGCCGATCCGCTCTTCGATGTCGCATTTCGCGCGCAGCAGGAGAAGCGCACATGATTCTCGCCACCATTGAAAGCCTCGTCGGTTCGACCTGGGCCGCCATCGCCATGCTCGCCATCGGCTACATCGCCGGCCACCTCGTCAGCGTGACCCGCATCGCCTCGTGGATTCCGGGCAAGAAGGACTAACCC